GATTCTAACGTCACCCACAAAAGAGCCAGCCACCCCAAATGGAGATGTATCAAATGACCCACCAGAACCAACGTTTGGAGCGCCTGGACCGGTCGCTCTAGCATCACGAGGTGTGATGATTTCATTTAATACAATTTGAGTATTAATAACTTCATCTGCCTCAAGAAGTTCTGATGTAATGGTTATATCTATTTCTTGATTGAATGACAAACTATTATACTTGTCTACAATAGTTCCTTCTTGACCAACACCTTGTAATAAAAACTTACCATACTCATCACTTGCAATAGTGGAGTCGTTGACTCCTACGATTTCGTAAGAGACAATTTGACCACGACCATTTCGTTTTATTTGTCTTTCAGCCATTATCTTACCACTTTAAAGTAGAAGTTGTCATCGTAGTATTTTGTAGTTCCGTTTGTAGAATCAACCACCTTGAATATAAACTTATAGTATCGTTCAGGTTGTAATCCGTTGAACCAGAAATTGAAATAATTTGAGGTTGAATCACAACTTAACTTGGTATATGTATCATCAAACGGAATAAATGTTTTATTTGTATCAGCATCAACTACCGAATAATATGTGGTAGTTGGAAGATATTTAACACTCTTTGTTGGTGATGAGTTTGCGAATGTTCTTGCTGGGAATCTCTCACGACCATATACTCTGATTTTTGTTTTTGAATTTTCTTTATATTCTGATTGGAAATCTTTAAGATAAACAATCAAATCAGAATTAGTTTGAGCCGATAATGAACCGGTGTTAAAAGAAGTATTATCCCAACGAACCTCTAACGTAGGAACATAAATTGTATGTGTTTCGGATGAAAAGAACTTTGTAGAACCATAGTGTCTACCATCAGACTCCGCTGTTTTTGATTTAAGAATAATAAATCCATTATTTGTTCTCTTATCACCCAACCAGTCATTAACGTAGTCGGTCACCTCAACATTTAAGTTTTGAGTATATTTGTCAAAATCTTGGTAGTAGTGTTTACCTGTTAGGAATGAAGATGTATACCAAGTTCCACCACCGGAGTTTTTAGTAAATCGTGCTTCGTATCGTGTATCCAAGTCAACTGATGATGTTGGGAACACCGAATAATCGGTTTGTAGTTTGAATGAATCTAATGAAGATGACGCTTCGCCAGAACCATTTGCATAAAAAGTCCATCTAAATGAATACTCACCACTTTGGTCTGCAACAAAACTTGCGGTATAGTTAACTGATGCAGTAATTACATTGAAATGTTCTACTCTACCATCTGGTTCTAAAACCTCAAACTTCATTGTAGAATAACCATCTCCAAAGTTTAAATCAAAACTTGCGGTGTATCCAACATCTTCAATCAAGTTATAGTTTCTATTAGCAGAACCCCCACCAAAATTTGATGAAGACATAAATAGTTTTGACTGACTTACAAGTAAAACTGGCGGTTCACCACTTGAACCACTAATAACATTGTTTAAGAAATATACACTTGAGAACCCGGATACGACAAATGTATCATTAATAAAGGTTCCGTTTGGTTGTTGTGTATAGATGTAAAAATTATCTAAATATCCAGCAGAACCAATAATACCATCTCTATCATAAAACGTAAATGACATTTCATAATCACCAGTATTTGGTGCTGTGAAATATACTGATTGTGTTGCTGGGGCTGTGATTGATTGTGTATAGTTTGATAAACTTGTTAGATATGTTCCATTGTATGCAACTCTAAAATCAATACCTGTTAATGTGTATGGGTCTATTTCAAAATTAACATAGTATGTGGAACCGGCTTCAAGGGAAGCGGTAGTCACAACAGTACCACCACCATAGTTTGAAGCAGATAATTCTAATCTTTCACCAACAATACTTGCGGTTGGAGCAGTACCATCAATACCCTTAATACTTTGAGAAAGGTCTAATGTAAAATTACCAATTCCGGTTGTAAATAAGTTTGCATCAATTAGTCCAGCGATAGTTTGTGGGTCAAATGGGTCGTTTACATTTTCATTTGCAACATCCCAAGTAGAACCACTAGCACGATACACCCAAGACACATCCGTGACATTATGGGGTGTATCGGACTCTTTACCTAAACCTTCTACCCACGATTCCTTTACAGGATAAACATACAATCTATAATCAGTTTCAATTTCATCTTCTTGAGTCACTTCAAGATTTAGATAGTATTTAATACTTCCGGAAATATCACCAGCAGATACCGATTGTGATACTGCATTTAAATCAAATTGTAATAATACTCTACTATTACCAATCAAAGAGGAGTCATCTATATCGTAAAATTTACCAACCTCAAGAATCTCATCCTTGCCAGTATTCTGGTTTTTACGAAGAGTATCCTCGTAAATAGTGGCGTCTTTTTTTGGATAAATTCTATAAATCATTTTCTACCTCTTAATAAGTCATTGGTATTACCTTACCTTTAATATCAAGGTCAGGGTATTTAATTTCAAAAATAGATGGGTCTTTTGGTGGGTACACAACGCCTTGTTTTGTTGCGTTTTTAATATCGTATTTGTTTGGAGAGTATACACCATCCCATTTATTTACGATTTGTAAACCACCTAATCCATCTCTATCAGGTCTTACAACAGTTTGAACTCCATCAATTCTATCCAACAATACATAAATTTCCGATAACATAATTGGTTGATTGATTTGTCTTTTATCAATGTTGAAGTAATCTTTCAATACGTTGATACACTTTAATAAGACTTCGTTTGAATTGTAATTTGGAAGAACGATGATTTCAAACTCAACACCCACGTTTACAATATATGCGTTCTTAATGTTCACAGCATCAGTCAAGATTCGGTAGTATGAAAGATAGTTCTTTAAGTTTTCTTTAGTAGCAGTATTTAGGTTTTTCAAATTTTTATTTGAATCATAACCCAAAACATAAAGGTTCAATGCTAAAGGATTTGCAATTGGATTTGGACCATCATCAAGAAGTGTTTGAACTTGCCAATCTGGCGCAAGAAATGCTTTTGATACTGAACCAAATTGTGGTGGTAATGCGTATGCTCTTAAAACATAATCTTCTTTGGTGACTGCTCTATTTTGTGCTGCAAAGTAAGCCATTGCATTTTGGCGAACTTGTTCAATTTCTTCTTCGTACTTACCACCACCTGCAGCAGCTTCGTTAGTCACAGCAACGGAGTTTTGAACTACTCTTAAAGTGTCAGCATTCAGAGCAGATGTATTTGTGTTTTCAAATACAACCGTATCAACTTCAGTTAGGTCTCGCGATGGAACGTTGTCCAACACACCATTACCAATACGATATGTTACGGTTAATGTTGTGTTTGATGGAGCCACACCATATGTCTTTGAATACATAAAGTTGGATGGGTCAATACCTTGGTCTAAATCGCCGGTTGCAGGATAAAGCGCTGACCCTACATTGTCTGGGTTTGGAAGAATTTCTTCATCGGCATTTGATGATACACCCGCTCCAAATTGAATAGTAATTGAACCATCTTCTTCTACACGAGTAATGTATCTTTTTGGAACTCTTTTTAATCTTAAAAGATATGGAGTTTCACTCGCATATAAATTATAGTTTAAAGAATATGCAGATGAATTAGGAACTTGTTCAAAAATAGTATCTTGAGCCAAGAACGGAACCTTATACCAACTATCACCATTGTCATCAACAATCTTTACAACATCAATTAGGTTTTCATCTTCAATACGAATTTTGTCGTAAATCTTTGGAGAGCCAAAAGTAAAGTCTTGTGTTATTTCTTCACCACTAACAGCTTTAACATACTTCTTTAATAGGTAATATGTAGGTTCGGTTGTAGTTTCATTTGTTTGATAAACCGTTACCTCGGTTGGGTCAAGTGATGATGAAAAGGCAAAATCTACTTTTTGAGTAGTTGAAAACTGAATATCTTGATTGGTAGAAGAATTAACTTTCATACCTTCTTTGATTTTCAAAGCGTAATCAAAGTTTGGGGATACGTTGTCACCACTACCTTGTGCTGGAACAATTTGGTATACCGTCAAAGTAGTTGTAGCAGGAACGTTTAATTTTGGTTGGTATCCAAGTGCTTGAGAAATAAGGAATACATTACCTTTTTCTTGAGCTTGCTCAAGGATTGATTCTCTTAACTGAACATCGGTATAATACGAAAGAACATCACCAACATATGACGCCATTTCCATAAACATCATACCTGGAGATGATTCATTAAAATCATTATAAGTTTCAGGGAAGTAATTTTTAGCAAAGTCAATAAGGTTCTTACGGAAGTCTCCGAAGTCCCTACCAATTAAACTTACTTCTTTATTTACCTTATCAGCCATCTATATTCCTCAAGCAATAGTTAGACCACCTTGTTGGTCTACCTGTATAATTATGGTTTGGTTTGCGCCAGTTTCAGTCACTCTAAAATTAAGTGATATATTAACTCTATTGTAATCCGGTTCTGCGTCTACAATCACATCATTTAATAAAATATAAGGTAACCAGAAATTTATATCTTCTTTGATGGATGCTCTTAAATTATCTTCAATAAACCCACCCATTTGTTCAAACAAAAGAGAATAAACATCAGTTCCAAAAAGTGGTTGAAATGGTCGCTCTCCTTTACGAGTTAAAACCAAATTCTTTAAATTAGAAATGGCTTGCTCTTCAGTTGTGTAGGAAGATTGAAAAACACCAGCTCCCGCAAAAGGTAATGTCACTCCCACGGCAACATTCTTTTTTAGGTCAATAGGATTTATTTTCCACTCCCTACGAACAGCCATTATCTACCTTTCTTAGCGTTGATTGCTTTCATCAAGCCAGAATAATCTCTTGTTAATGCGTTTACCACAGCCTCACCCGCTGGGGTTTGTTGTAGTTGTTGTACCGATACTTGACCACCCTCGGCGGTTTGAAGAACTCCCGGAGTTTGTTTAGTCATACCACCCCAAGCCATTGCTTGTGCGGAATTAAAAGCACCGCCGGTGGAGTTGATACTTCTCCACTCACCACCATTTGCCGTTTCGTTTAGAAGTGAAGCAAACTTACCTTCAAACTTTGGGCCGGACTTCTTTTTAGGAGCTTGTGATTCAAAAATGTGTTCAACATCCAAAGCGTCTTTCTCAACTTGCTTTGGTTTTGATTGTTTCATCTCTTTAAGAATAGATTCACGGATGGCTTTTTCTCGTTTTGCCACTTCCTTTTTCACTTCCTCTTGGACAATGATTTGAATCGCTTTAAATAGTTTATTTGTATCCATATGAATAAATATCAATTTTTCATTAATTGTAGTTGAGTTGTAATTTGAGCAACTCCGGCTGTAAGTTTAGATATTTCAGCCGTTACGGATGGGACAGCTGCTACTCCAGCAGTCGCTGACAATCCTGTTGTGACAGCGGTTAATGCAGTGGTGATTGTTGTAAGTTGATTTTTAATTTGTTCAATTTGATTAAACATATTATTCATATCAGCTTTCCAATCCGGAGTAGAAACATATACACCCTTTTCACCACTTAAAATAACACCATCCTTTTTTGAAACCAACATAACTCGGTCAGAGGTTATTACTACTTGTGGGTTTTCATAAACTGAACTTGGAGTCACGCCAACTGAAAATGGTTGTGTCTTAATTTGTAGTTTTTGTTTGGATGCTAAATAAATTGAAGCATCATCTCTATTAATATCTTCTACTACAAACTTATTATATCCACGAGAAAATCCAGCACCATTCCTAATAATAGTAATTGGTGCTTCGGGTCGTGATGATGTCCACGTTGGTTCTAATGTAGCACCATCAACTAAATTGTCAGTTCTCCTTACATTTCGTGGAGTATAACCAAATCGGATAGATTGTCCAAATCTTCCCTCAAAAATAACATCACCAAGGTATGGTTGTAATTGAGATAAGTCGGACCTTTCAACAAATCCATTTCCAAACTTATGAGGTCCTTGGGTTGAGGTTTGTGCTGGAACTCCAGCAAAAGCACCATCTAAATTACCAAGAGATGATAATGTTTTTGAATTTAATTTTGGTAATGCGTTATGGTTGATATTAGACTGAATACCTACTGTAGAAATATAGTAGTTTCTAACCGATGACCTTTTTTGTGAGTTAGCGTCTGCATTAGAACCCAACACCACCATAACTTGTTCCCCAATAACAGGAATCTTTTTAGAAGTCATATCCAATGGATATGCTTCGATGGTGTTACCAGTAAGACCCGTTGTAGTTGCTACATATATTTTGTATAACTTTTCAGGGTCTTTATCATCTAATACTATATTTTCTACCGTTCCAAATATCACAATTCACCCTCATCATCTTTTGGTAGGTCCTTTTCTACTTCGGTCATTGCTTCCATAAGTTGTTTCTTTTCTTCTTCGGACAACAACAAACCACCACCATCACCATCAGATTCGTTCTTCATCATTCGTTGAACGATTGCTGCTAATTTAATTAATGCGTCATCATTCTTTACTGACACATCCAAGTATTCTTTAATTAAAGGAACTACTGAAGCAGCGTCACCCACACTCTTAACCATAGGTTCAAGTTGAGCAATCAGCAGTTTAATTTGTCGGTCTTTTTTTCTCGAATTGTTGTAGATGTCCGACATCAAATCAGAGAAAGTCTTACCTTTAAAAATTTCTTCATCTTTATGCATTGAAATCCCCTATGCGATGATTTAAGTTCTTTATACTACCCTTACTATAATCAGAATATAGTTCAGCGTAAATTACCTTATATCTACCAACAATCTTTGTGATGTATTGAGTTGATACGCCGGTACGTTCTCTAATAAGTATGTATAAGGCCTTTTTGTTGTATGAATATAGATTGTCTCGGTGTCTGAATAATTCATTCAAAGAGTCTGCGATTTTCTGGTCTCGTTCTTTTGGAAATAACTTATTCATATGTAAATCCATATAGTCCGTAAAGAAATCCATAAAGTCAGATTGAAACTCTAATGTTTGTTTGATGTATGTTTCATTCACTACATCACGTTCATTATCAATAGCGTCAACATCGGTTTGTGCTTTCATACGAGCATAGTTCTGATTGTTTTCGTTGAATAGATAATTTCGTGCGATTACCGTAAAGTATGAAAACGCTCTACCATTATCACCATTAAACTTGTGAATCTTTTCGTTTAGAAACGCAACCACGTTCATCTTCACATCCTCATAAGGAACATCAAAATAGTAAGTCTTATAGGTGTGGATTACATTCTCTGCAAGTTTATCAAACGGATAGTGAATGAATCTATTATAGATTTTATTTTTCAGTCGTTGGTCATCACATCGGTTGTAGGCGTTAATAGCCATTTCGGTGATTTGTGTAAAATACCTTTTACTCTTCGCTTTCCTGGCCATTATAATATACTTCTAATTCTTCTACAATTTCATACAAC